CTTGGTGGCTGCAATGTCGATTGAAACAGCAATCAACATCAAGGCAGCACACTCTGACAAAGAAGGTTTTTACATCATAACCTTCCCGTTAACAAATGTTGTCTACTGCTTTGACTTACGGATGCAGTTGCCTAACGGGGCTGCTAGGGCAACAACTTGGGATGGTGCCATTCCTTCTGCTCTGTGCTATACCCGTAACAAAGACTTGTTAATGGGTAAACTAGGATACATTGCTAAGTACGATACCTACAAAGACAATACCGATACTTATGTAATGAAGTATTACACTAACTACTTTGACTTCGGTGTGCCTACGGCCCTGAAGATCATGAAGAAGGTGGGAATCACAACAATCGGTGGACAGGGTTATCCTGTTATTCTTAAGTTCGGTTACGACTACAGTGACATTTTGAACAGTAGACAGTTCTCACTGGCTAATGCTGCTGTAGCAGAGTACAATATTGCAGAGTACAACATCGGTGAATACGGTGGTTCTGCATTTGACAACAAGATCATCAATATTGGTGGATCAGGTAAGGTTATTCAGTTGGGTTTTGAGACAACTGTGAACACCCGACCAATCTCAATCCAGAAACTTGATGTATTTACTAAAGTAGGGAAGACGAGGTAATGAGCAATTACACGAAAACAACTAACTTTGCGATTAAGGATGGTCTTGTCTCTGGTAACCCCGCTAAGATCATCAAGGGCACAGAAATTGATACGGAATACAACAATATTGCTTCCGCAGTTGCTTCTAAGCCTGATTCTAACAACGGAGCACATACAGGAACTACTACGATGGTGAATCTAACCCTGTCTGGAACCTTCAATGGTACTATTGATGGAGGTACCTACTAATGGCTGATCTTTCTTTATTCGGCAATAGTACAGTTCCTTCAGCAATGCAGGCTGGTTTCAATGCTGCTGGTGGTACTCCTGCTGCTGGAATCAATTATACGAACTTACTGAGTGGTTTAATTAATACCGCAGGTAATGTCTATGCATCCAATCAAGCTGCTAATGCTGCCCAGCAAGCAGGACAAATGGCTGCACAGCAGGCTCAGTTCCGTCCTGTAGGTGTCACCACTCGCTTTGGTCGTAGTGGCTTTCAGTACGATCCCAGTGGTCGGCTGATTGGTGCTGGCTATCAGGTTGCTCCTGATGTGGCTGCTATGCGTGAGGCACTGCTGGGTATCTCCGGTGGTGCACTGCAACAGGCACAGCAGCAGCAAGGCTTTCAGAGGCAAGTCAACCAAGCTGCTCAAGGCTTGTTTAACTTAGGACAGCAGTATGTTGCAGAGTCTCCGCAGGCTGCTGCACAACGCTACATGACTCAGCAGCAAGAACTGCTTGCTCCGTCAGATGAGCGTGCTTTAGCACAGTTGCAGAATCGTCTGTTCCGTACTGGCACTGGTGGGCTGGCTATGGGTGCTACTAGCGAGACTCCTGGTGGTGCTCCTGGCTTACGGGCTGCTAATCCTGCTCTAGAAGCCTTCTACAATGCCCAGCAACAGCGCAATGCTCAGTTGGCTGCTCAGGCACAGCAAGCAGGACAACAACAAGTAACCTTCGGTCAAGGTTTGCTTGGTGGTGCACTGAACTTGCAACAAGGTGGCTATGGCGCACAGCAGGCTGCTCTGGCACCGTTTAGCACTGGATTTACTCAGGCTGGTTCTGTCGAACAGGCCGGTATGCAGCCTCTGAACTTAGGTGCTCAGTTAGGTGCTGGCAATGCTGCGGCTGCACAGGCAACGCTGGCAGGACAAGGTACTGCTAATCAGTTGGTTGCTAACCGTAACACGGCTGTTGTCGGTGCCTTGGCTGATCCTGTTGCACAATTAATCGGTAAACTCTTTGGAGGCTAATAATGGCTGATGGACTTATGGCTAATCCGTATGCTGGATTACTGAATCTTGGCCTGTCTCCCGAGCAAGCTCAAGCCGAAGTTGATCGTCAGCGTGCATTACAGTTTGCTAACCTCAATCCCCAACAACGGATGGCTTCTGGCATCTACGGTGGGTTGACTCAGGTTGCCCGTGCGTTAGGTGCTAAAGACCCGATGCTTGAGCAGGCTTCGCAGATGCGTGCTATGGCACAGCAGTTTGATACGACCACTGCTG